AAGATCGTATGCGTCGCCGTCGTCAGTACCGATGTGGTGAAGGTGGCAATGCCGGTCACCGGGTCGACAGAACGAGGAGTGGACAGTGTGACACCACCATCACGGAACACCACCGTGCCTGAATTGACCGGCGCCCCCGTGGAAGAACGGACCACGGCACAAGAGAACGTGACTGCCTGTGATGGTGTGGACGATGCGTCGTCCGACGTGAGCGTGGAGGAAGTTGCTGCCGGTCCACCGGGAAACTGCACGACCTGCGAGAGCGTGTTCGAGACAGACGGCAAGTAGGTGCTACCACCGTCGTACTCGGCAGTGATGGTGTATGACCCGACTGCAAGGCTAGAGGTAGCGAAAGTAGCGGTGCCACCAGTAACGACGGCGACCCCGGCCATGACGTTGCCGCCTCGCTTGAACGTGACGTTGCCGACAGCAGTGATCGGCGCCCCACTTGCCGTGATCGTGGCGGTGAACGTAACCGGCGTGCCGAAGTCGGCGGTCAAGTCATCAGAAGCGAGCACGATGACGGAGTTGGTGACCGGCCTTGCCGATACCACAACAGCGAAGGGGCTGTTCCCGAGTGCGTTGGTGGCAAGCACCCGGTAGTAGTAGGTCGTGCCGTTGGTCAGCCCGGTGTTGGTGAAGGTGTGCGTAGCAGCCGAAGGCGTGGCGACGTTGGCGAAGCCGGTGGTGTCATTGAGAGAGCGCTGGACGATGTACCCCGTGATCGCCAAACCACCAGAAGATGGAGTGCCCCAAGTGACTGTCGCTTGGGTGTCCCCCGGTGTGGCGACCACTGAAGGAACGCCATCGGGAATGGTCAACGGAGTGCCCAGTAACAGTGTGGTACCGAGGTAGAGGGAGCCTTGTCCACCTGACTGCGGGGTAACCACGTAGTAGGTATTCGGGTCTTTGGTGGCAAGGGTGGCGTACCCGCTGCCGCTGTAGACCGCCATAGTCTCCAAGCGCGGACCGTCCCCGGCCGTGGATGATTCAACGGCGTTCGGATCGGTCCCGCCACCACCCCCACCGCCAGCGTGGGTGTGGTCACCAGCAGCGATGTCATGTGGCCCGGTGCCTTTGGTGGCGTCGACCACGACCTGCGGCAGTCGTGGGTTGGCGCTGTCAGTGCCGATGAGGCGCTCGGCCATCACGAACCTCCGTAAAGCACGTCGATGGTTTCGAGATCCGTGGAACCGGTCACGATGCCCTCGGGGATGGGTGGGTAGACCCGCTCGGGGGGCCGTGGGTCATCGAACTCGCGGTCGATGTACACCGGCACGAAGCGGCCAGTCATCTTGGCCACCCGGCGTAGGCGGGACTGATCGAAGGAGTTGAGGCCCATGTTGAGCATCGCCGCCTTGTCCTGGTACTCCCGCTCGAAGCCCTGAGCCATGGCGACGACCTGGCTGTATCGCTGCCGGGCCGGGATGAACATGCCTTCAGGGGTCGATACATCGATATCAAGGGCCAACTCCATCGACAACGACCAGAGAGCATGCACCACGCCACCGAGGGCGATGATGTCCATCTGCACAGGAACGAAGTCATCGAGCGACTGACCCTGGTAAGTCATCTCATGGATGACCTTGCTCAGGTGGAAGGTCAACTCCTCGTCGGAGAACCAGGTGTGGTGATACCCGGATACCAGCACCACCTTGCCGAGGGCCGTCTCGTCGGTGACCTTCAACAGCCCGTTGCGGCCGTCGAGTTCCCACTGATCGGTGAGCATTGTCGTCGGAGGGGTGGCCGAGGTGTCGGTGATGTACACCTGGAGGCTGGCAGTCTGCACCAGCGGGTGGGGCAGGCGGATGGTGAGGACGTTGAGTGGCCCCTCATCGATCTCGAAGTAGATCGGGAAGTCACGCAGGTACGTCCGAGCGGTAGAAGCCATGTCGGCAGCAGAGGCCATGTCAGAGGTGGTCATATCGTGAACCAGATTCCGAGGGTGGGCGGATCGGCGTCAGGGAAGGTGGTCGGGCGCACGATGAGGGTGCCGTTGTTCGCCATCTCCAGGACATCGTTTGCGCTGTCCTCGTCGTAGAAGGCCAGCAACAGAGGGTTGCTGTCGCCCACATCCTTGACGACGAGCACCTGGAACGGTGTGTTCTTGACAACCCGTGGGAACGATGCGGGCAGGCCCAGCGCCTCTCCTCCGGTGCCCATCTGACGCCCTGGGATCTCAGCCGTCCCCCAGCGGGAAGCCCCGGAGACATCACTCAGGCGGGTGTGCGCTCCGACGTAGGTGGCATTCTGCATCAACAGGCCGACGATGTGGTCGCCACGCCAGTTGAGTTGGCCTGACCCGGCCATCGAGGCCACCTGGGCGTACTTCTGATTGGCCACGGATACCTCCGTATCAGACTGTAGATGATCTGGTCACGGCCAAACCTGAGTCGCTCCGAGGTAGACCTTGGACACCGGCTCGGTGCCGAGGAGGATGAGGTCGGCGTCGTTGAGCTTGATGACCCCGACCCTGGACGTGCTGTCGGCCGAGGTGATCTCGGAGACGATGCTGACGAGGGCGATGGCCAAGATGACGTGGAGGCCACTGGCGTTGGTAACGGTGGACGCCAGCGCCAGTGGCCGGTTGTTCTGGTGGTAGCTGGCTCGGTCCTCTACCCCCACCACCAAGGGAGCGACGACCGTCAAGCGCTCTGTAACGCCCTTGCCGTCGAGGCAGTAGGCGAGCACCTCACTAGGGAGAACCAAGCTCTCGTAGAAGGACGCTCTGTTGAGGTTGGTCACCGTCGAGGAGATGGCGATGCTGAGGTCGAGGTCGCGACGAGCGATCTGCTCTCCGACAAGCGCTACAGCGGAGACGGCGGTGACTGACCTACCTGTCTCGATACAACGCCGAGAGTCGGTACTGACGACAGTCGCTGCGATGACCAGACCGACAGGGTGATCCTCGAAGTCGGCCTGGCTACTGGCCGTGATCGTGCTGACGACCTGGATGAGGTTCCCAGTCTCATCGAAGTGCCCCGGCGCCTGATGCAGGTCAGTGCAGGAGACGCCAGCGACGATAACCAGAGGACGGTTTGGTTCGTTGTAGTCGGCTCGGTTGGCCCAGTTGGTGGCGGTGGAGACGATGGACAGCGCCAAGCCCAAGTCCCTGGTCCGCACCTTCTCGATGACGGTGCCAATCGTCGTTGCGACGGCCACACCGACCGGGTGGTCTTCGAAGTCGACCTGATCGACCGGCTGAGTGAAGTTCGAGACGACAACCGTGCCCAGATTCAGGTCGAACCGCGCCTGCTTGGAGATGACGGTGTTGACATCCGAAGAGATGACTACCGAGCGCTGCTGCTCATCGAAGTAGCCGATGTGCGTGAAGTTCTCGGTCGGTAGCGTCGTCGTCGCTATGACAACAACAGGTAGTCCGGTTTCAACGAAGTGGCTGACGTGGGAGAAGTTCTCAGTCGGAAGAGTGGTAGTTGCTACCACCACCACCGCCACCGGGTGATCTTCGAAGTCGGCCTGGTCAGAGGAGGCCACCGCTGAGACAACAGTGACTGGCCGATTTGTCTCGATATACGTGGTGCCACCGGGGACCGTGTACTCGGTGAGCAGGACTCCAGCGTTCTGAACGCTGTTACCCAAGTCAGAGATCGTGAAGGTGGTACCAGTGAAGTCCTTGCGCCAGTAGGCGGCGCCGGTCACGGCGTAGTTGCCGGAAGAGTAGGCGATGTCCTGGACGCCGATCCGTTGCCACCCGGACTGGAGCGACATCGCCCCGGTGTCGAGCACGGTGGCGGCAGCGAAGGCCATCGACAGGTTGCCGTTGGCGGCACTACCCGACAGAGCGTTGGAGGTGATCGTGTCGACCGAAGTAGCCATCTTCCCCGACGAGTGGACGAGGTTCATCCCCGTCACCCCGGTCACCTCGTAGACCCAGAAGCAGATGTAGGCGATCTGCGTACCAGCGTATGGGTCGAAGCGGATGTGCTCGAAGCTGGTGGTACTACCAGTCTCGGCCTTGTACAACCAGAGCCGCATGCCGTGAGCGGCGTCAGCACCAGGAGCATTCTGGAGTGCTGTGTTAGTAACAGCGGAGAAGGTCTGCGGGTACTGGCCGGTCACCGTGACGGTGGGCGCCTGAGTGGTCGAGTGCCCGCCCTGCACGATCCCAGCAAACACGAACAGCGTCGAGTTGGGCGAGGGAGTGAACTCCCAGGTGTTGAGGTACTCCATCGCCCCGCCACCGAAGTTGTTCCAGCACGTCTTGATCAGGTGCGGCTCAGTGGATACCGAAGGGGCGCCCTCGTCCATGAGGTCGGGGACGGGGGTGCCGTCGAACAGCTTGTTGTCGAACGTCTTGGAGAAGTAGGCGGTGTCATCGACATACCCCGCCGACCCTCGCATGAGGTAGTTGCCGACCAGTTCACGACGGAAGCCGTTCTCCAGCGGTGACCAACTGACGACGGCCGGTGGCCAGGGGTTCCGTAGGGGGAAGTTGACCGTGTAGTCGGTAGGAGCGTGCAGGATGTTCTCATGTAGCTCGAACTCGGTGAACGGGTAGTTGTCGGCATAGAGAGACACCGCCGACGACGTGCCCGTCTCGAAGAGATTGCGGAACAGGCGGCAGTACTTGCCCCGGATGGACGATGACGTGTTGTGGGGGTCCAACCCGTAGAAGGTGAGCGAGGGCACCCAGCAGTACTGGACCGTGGTGCCACGGTTGAGCTTGAACGCCGCCACGTAGTCCTTGCCGATGCAGTGGTCCCAGAACATGCCGTTCCACACCGCCGTCGCATCTGACGGGTCGTAGTAGACGACGTCGCCGGAATCACCCTCGGAGAAGGTGGTGGCGAAGGAACCGGCTGGCGTTGCCGTGGGCGAGACATTGGCGCCCGCCTTGGTGTAGCTGAACGTCGTCGGCGTCACCGCCGTGATCGTGGCCCGAGCAGGGTTCTGCGTTGCCTCGACGTTGTAGTCGAACGTTGAGTCACCGATGCGGATCTCCAACGTCTGGCCGACCGTCAGCAGAGGCGTCTGGCTGCTGCCCTTGGTATAGGTGAGCGTGCAGACGTTGGAGGTGCGCTGCTTCTGAGTGACCCAGTAGACGCCACCGGACTCGACGGTGCAGTACTCGAACCGGATGTTCGTGAGCGTCACGGCGTCGGGGCTGCCAATGGACGGGTCGAAGGTGATGACCCCCGGAGCGAATGAGGGATCGAGATCGCCCGCCTGATCGAGGTGCATGTGCCGGAACGTGATGTTCGACACCCGTATTTCGAGGGTGTGACACCGCAGCCCGGTGACGGTCCAGTGGCCCCCGCCGTCGTTGACCACCCGACCCGCCGCAGCGTTGGTCGTCAGCCACGATGAGGTGACTGAGACATCGGTAGCGATGTTGCCCCACATCGAGGACTCCAAGAAGCCCTCGGCCAGGTATCCGCAGTTGGCGGCATACCACGCCTGCATCGTGGCGAGGCTCCCGGAGTCGACCGCCGCCTGCCAGTCGCTGGGCGTCGCCGGGTGATAGGTGTCCGTGCAACCGACTGTTGATACAACAGTAAGCGAGCGTCCCGTATCAAGACAGTGAACGGCCGCAGTCGACGCAGTCGTCACCGCCATGACGACAGGACACAACGTCTCGTCGTAGTGAGTGGAGCTACTGCCGAAGGGGCCAGAGGTATCGGTAGCGAGCGTGCCACCAACCGTGAGGGTGCGCCCGTTGCCCGACTCATCGTTGGTCTGTGGCCCTGCCCGGAAGCTGTAGTACGCCCACAGGTTGGCGCCGCCAACGACGCTGTCGGCGTACATCTCCGCTTCAAGCTGGGCCTGGGTCAGCGCACGGGTCCAGATCTTCACCTGGGCGACAGAGCCGTCGAGCCAGTCCCCGAAGAAGCTGCTGCCGATGTAGAGCGTGTTGGTGTCGGCCCACCCTGTGGGCAGAGTGAAGATGAAGTCGCCGGTCAGTGTCGTCGCTGGGGATTCGGCGTGATACAGATAGTCGTTAGCGCCGACGATGTCCATCGTGGCAGCGATGAACGTCCAAGTGCCGGGGGTGAACTGGAATGACGAAGAAGCCCCACCGGATGTACTGAGCAGGGCGTAACTGGTGCCATCGCCCCCAGCACCCAACTCCACGTAGAGGGTGCCGACGTTGTCGTTCGAGGACAGCACCATCGTGTAGGCGTTGCGGTCACTGGCAAACTTGACCCAGCAGCACCATGTGATACTGGTCGAGGTGTTGAGGCCGGATGCAGAACGGGTGTACTTGTCAGCCGAGGCATCGAAGCGAACGGCGCTTACCGAACCCCCACCACTGGTGTGCGTGTAGCTATCGATGCTGGAGACGGTTGAGATGATGGGGAGTGAAAGGCCGGTGTCAACGAAGTGATGCGTGGTGTACGTGTCAGTCAGGGCGACCGTCGAAGCGATGGCGACCGACAACCCAGTCTCGCTGTAGGTAGGCCCACTGCCGCCCAACGTGATCGGTGGCCCCGAAGAGTCGGTGGTGAGCGTGCCCCCCGCAGTCAGGGTGCGACTGTTGCCACTCTCATCGTTGGTCTGCGGCCCGTTGTAGAACGTGTAGTTGGCCCACAGGTTCGAAGTCCGCACCGGCTGGTAGGTCGCCATCTCGGCCAGCAGTTCGGTGGAGGTGAGCGAGGCTGACCAGATTTTGACGGCAGCGATGCTGGCGTTCATCCAGTCTCCGTAGCCGTCGTTGCCAATGCACAACGTCCAAGAGTCGTTCATTGGCGTGCCGAAGCCTGGAGCGTTCGCCGCCTCGGTCAACGACCCCGCCCCGGAGAGCGCCTTGTAGATGTGGCCAGTAGCAGTGGTCGTGAACGTCCTGGCGACGAACGTCCAGGTGCCTACGGTCAGATCGAAGGTACCGGCAGTTTGGAAGGTGTCAGTAGCTGCTGAGAAGCACCCGAGAGCAGTGCCGGTGGAGTTGACACCAAAAGACTGGTAACCAGAACCGGCGTTGTCACAAGCAACGATCCCACCGAAGGCGTTGCGATCTACCTGGATCTTGACCCAACAGCAGATTGTGAAGTCAGAAGATCCGAGGCCCGCGGCCAAGCGCGAGTATTTGTCGGCTGACGCGTCAAAGCGAACGGCAGCGTTGGCCATGGCCGACCGCTACGACAGTTCGATGGCGACCGAAACGTCGAGAGTGTCGGTGTTGGCGAGCGTGCGGGTAGCCGACAGGGGCGACCAGGCGAGGAAAAGGCCCGACGTACCTGTGGCCGCTTCACTGAGGATGAGGTGCTTGGCATCGGTCCACGTACCAGTGGCGGTGAACGTCCTGGTCTGCGAGGTGACCTTCCAGTCAGAGTTGCCGCCCGCACCACCAGTCTTGGCGAAGGTCGGGAAGTGGGTGTCGCCCACCGTCCAGGCGCACGAAGTGGCCGGGGTATACCCGTTGGTCGCTGAGACTTCGACCACGTTGTTGGTGGCCATCGTCGCCAGGGTGTACGTCTCCTGGGGGGTACCGGTGCCGCCGTAAAGGCGCCCGTAGAGGGTGGCCCGCTTGGCCTGGGTGCGGAAGTAGACAGCGAGCAGGTCGTTCTCGCCTTCATCGGCCAGAGCGTTGTGGTTCCACGACCGGTCGTTCATGGCCTCGATGTACTCGGGCGAGGTGACCGGGATCAGCACCTCTCCGATTCCGTTGCCCCAGATGAGGCAGCGCTCACCATCGACGGTGCGATGGTGGGCGAACTGATAGGTGGTGCCGAGCATTGTGGTATCTCCTTAATCGATGATCACGTAGAGCGTGTTGGGGTCTTTGTCGGGCAAGGCGTCGTACTCGGCTTGGGTCATCGAATCCCACTGAGCATCCTGGCCAGGCTGGCCTGGATCGCCCTTCACCCCCTGCTTGCCGGTGGGCACCGTGACCTGAATCGGCTGGTAGAGGGGGGAGGTCATGGCACTCTCCCGTTGGGACCGACCACATAGCTGCCGCCCTCGAAGACTGGTATCGCCGCTGGGCCATACCAGACCGGGGCGACGATGGTGCCGCTGACGCCGTCATCCTCTAGCGGAAGCACGTCAGTAGAGGTAACCCGAGGCAGGATCGTGACCTCACCGTAGAGCCAGGTGCGGATCTGGTCGGTGGGAGGCCACACTTGGGGCGGATGCACCTCAGGAGGCTGAGAAAAGTCGACCAAGTCGAGAGGCGACTTGGAGTACAAGTCCCAGTGATAGGTGCCGATGTAGGTGTTCTCGCTACGTGGGAGGAACAAGGTCACCTGAGTGAAGCCTGGTATCTCCTCGGTCGGAGCGACGTACTCGTCCTTGACCGCGAAGGTGTTGACGAGCGTCGAGTGGTAAGAGTGCAGCACCCGGATCTGCGCCGTCCATTCCCACGTCGTGCTCAGGTCGGCGGTTGGGTCGCTGGGATCTTCGATGAACAGGAGGACCGTCACATCATCGCCCTGGTAGAAGGTCAGGTCGACCCGCTGCGGGTAGCTGGCCCAGTCCCGAGAGGTTGTTGTACCTCCACCAGATCCAGACGAGATGGCGGGATAGAAGGGTATGACTGCCTGGTACATGCGCTCCTCCGGGAGTAGCTCGCTGACCTCATCGAACATCACCACCGACGTGGCGATCCGAGACGGAGCGTCTCGACCGAAGCGGAAGGCGGCGTACTGAGACATCAGGCTCTGATGTATGCGTAGATGGTGAAGTTCAGCGGCGTGATGTCGATCTGCCCGCTATTGCCGACATCCAACTCGCTGACGGTGTGATAGTGGGCCGGAATGGTGCTGACGGTGCCACCGTGACTGTGCTCCCCACCAGTGATGGTGTGACCATGGTTGTAGTTCGGCCCGAGGCCGATGCCGGTGGTGGCTCTCATCGTCCAACGGATCGGCTCCACGTCGTAGGTGTGCGAGGAGTCGTTGAACATGGCGTCGAGCTTGTTCTTGCCCTCCTTGGGTGACCCGGCGAAGTCGACCTGGGCGATGATTGGAGCGGCCACCCCGAACCAGTCCATGCCCTGGTGGGTGTGGCCGGGATCGTAGACGGGATGTTCGTGGTAGCCCCCCGACACGTCGTGGGTGGAGTGCGCCCCGCTGAAAGGGATGGTGAGCGTGGGCGTAGTGGCGTCCAACGTGCTTGTCCTGCCGTAGGCGCCGCCGACCGAGTGGTTGTGCGTAGGTAGCTGGGTAGTCGTCAGTGTCAACAGGTTCCCGCTACGAGTGGTCGTCTGAGTCGGCCCCATCGAGTGTGGCGAGTTGAAGTCCACGATCATCGTGCGCCGATTGAGGTTGGGCAGCGTCAGTATCCGGTGGGGAGCGGTCCCAGTTACCGTCCCGCCAGTGGCGACATTGAAGATCCCTGGATGATCGTCCTCACTCAGTGACTCGGTGCCGTCCATCGGATACCAACCCAGTAGCCGCATGGTGGTGGGAGACTGCAAGCAAGTGATCACGGTGCCGATGGGGATGATGCCCTGAGTGGCCGACATCGAAGCGAACTGACTCCACACCCCATCGACGCAGACGTACATGTTGCCGTTGGTCACCTGGATGAAGATGTCCCCATTGACGTGAGAGGAGACATTGGGCAAGACGGTGCCCCTGCTGAAGTTCTTCGCAGCGATGTTCCCCACGGCGGTGACATCGGCACTGGTGACGAGGTTGGTGGAGGCGATGTCACCCTTGACCTGAAGGTCGTCCTCGATCTTCAGCGTCTTGACGCCTGACCGATAGGCAAAGGTGTCGCCCTCCCAAGACGTCTTGCCATCGCCCCTGACGAGGTAGTGATTCCCCGTGTTGTTGGCGTTGCGGATCAACTCACCAGTGGTGGGGATCTTGGTCAGCAGTGCCTTGGACAGCAGCTTGCGCTTGTCCACGATGTTGTTGGCGAAGCTCGCTGATGTGGCATCGCAGTACACCGAAGCCAACACCGTCTCGTTGGCCTCGGGATCGGGGAACACCGGGTCGACGGAAGCAGACGCCGACGTGTTGAGCCTGAGCACTCCACCGTCATCCACCACGACGAGCACGAACTGACCGTTGGCCCCCGGCGTCGGCAGAGGTAGCGAGTTGCCGGTGACCAAGACGAGCTTGCCGTTGACGATGGCGGTGCCATCGCTGATCGCCACCGTCTTGGCCGACTGAGCGTTGACCTCACAACCGTCAATCACGCCCCACTGGGCGTTGGCCAGGGTGTTGAAGTCGATCTGATCTGGCTCGGCCAGGACCGGCTCGCCCACCCCGCTGGCATTCGGGATCAGGAATCCGTCATGCGTTACCGCTGGCCGTGCCACGGCGAGCCTCCTTCGTTAGCGCAACTTCCCGATGCTGTGCAGGTAGCGGGCAACTTCCACCGGCATGCGGTACTGCTTGCCCGCCTCCAACTTGGTCGAGAAGTGAGGATTCCCATGGGTGAACTCATCGATGGTGACAGCCATCCGAACGACGACCGTGCCGTCCGGGTCCAACTGCACCTGCTGCTGCTCGATGATCGGCTCGACCTCGATCTCGCGAGAGCCAAAGCCCAGGTCGGCCGGTCGAGTGACCTCGTTCTCTTCCCCCGGCATGAGTGATTCCGTGCCGGTGGGATCTTCTTGGTTCTTTGTCCTTGTGGCCACGATGGGTGCTCCTTAGTCGTGTATCGAACGGTGCCGAGACTACGCCTCGAAGTCCTCCAGCCAGGTGATCAACGTGACCCTGGCCTTGCCTTCGATCTCGGCGTCGTAGACATCCTGGGCCAAGTCGGGGTGCTCGGTGACGTACGCCTCGACCTCGTCCACCGTGTGGGCAGCCGGGTCGAAGCCGATGGGCACTCCTTCACCGTCGCCCTCTTCGGGTGGTGCCCCCATCCGCAACGTCGGGGCAGCGCCGGTCGCAGCCGGGACCACCCAGGTGGGTGACTGGGCGACGTTCTGGTACGTCAGGGTGACGGTGCGGTTGCCGTCTGCACCAGAGAAGACGACGTCCAACGTCGGCCCCAGGTTGAGGGTGGTGGCGCCGCTGGCCGGGGTGCCGGTCGTTGGCGTGTAGGCCCAGTCGTAGTCGGCAGCGACAGCGCTGGAGTACAGCGCCGGGTTGGCCTTGAAGACCCAGTGCATGCCGTTGGCGGCGTCAGCCGTGGCAAGACCGGTGGTGACGCCGATGACGCCCTTGGACCCGAAGGTGTTGGGGCCGTGGACAGCGACGATGGACATGGCGATACCTCCGTATCGATCAGTGGGGGAGAGGCGACATGATCACCCCTCCCCCGATCACCAGGTTGGGTGCGATCCCTCAGTTGGTGATGATCTTGACGACCGAGGACTCGGTGATGACACCCCAGCCCCAGATCGAGTACCACGCCAGAGCGTGCTCACGGCCGAAGTCGAGCACCCCGCCATCGCGGAGTTCGACCGGCAGCGAGATGGCATGACCGAAGGCGTTGTCGCCCAGCATCATCGCCTCGTACACCGAAGTCGACGGACCCCACGGCTGGCCCCACCCGGGGGTGGCGACGGCGAGCGGGTAGTCGTTCACGGACCCCGGAGGGGTGTCGGGCGTTGGCGACGTGCCGTCGACCGGCTGGGTGATGTTGGCGTACGGGTTGCCGCCCGAACCGGGAGCCAGGTCGGTCGACAGGCCGAGGTTGGCGCCACGCCAGTCGACGGTGTCGTTGGGGGCGTTGGTGACCGCGGCGCCGGGGAGCGTCGGGAACGGGTCGGTCACATCGGTCACCGACGACGGGCCGGTGATCTGCGTCGTCTCGATGAACACCACGTCGTTGAGACGGCCGATTTCCCCGAGCATGAAGTTGCCGGGGGCGGCATACTTCGTGACTTCGATCCATTCCGGGGTATCACGGAGCCGTCGTCCCTGGTGGGGGTGGATGAAACACACGTATGTCTCACCGAGGCGGGGCACGTTCTTCGACGCGAGCACCTCGACGGCGTCCTTGACGCTGTGCGGGGTGAGCATGTACCAGTTGGCCGGGGTGCCCGCAGCCGCGTTGACGGCTGTGTAGTTGGCTGCCGGGGTACCAGGCTCGTAGACGCCGTAGCCGACGTTGATGGCCGCTGGCTTCTGGTAACCGAACACGACGCTTGACGCCCGGGAGAGTTGGTACCTCGCCTGGTTGTCCATGTAGAGCGCCATGTTGCGACCCAGAAGTCGGCTGGCCGACGCCATGATGTCATCGAACGAAGCGTTGAGCAGCAGTTCAGACACCGCCACAGCGAAGCCCTGCTCGGCCACCGTGATGGCGTACTGCTGGGCCGAGATCGCATGGGTCTTCATGCGAACGCCTTCCACCAACGGACCTGCCGGGATGGGCAGATTGTTGTAGCGGAGGAAGTTTACGGTGAGTCCCGGCATGGTGCCGAGTTCCGTCTTCTTCACGGCGAACTGCTCGAACCGCAGCACGGGCATCGACTGGAACAGGATCTCCTTGGACCAGATGGTCTGGATCGCCGGTCCCATCATCGTGGTTCCGGTTGTGATACCTGCGCCGTATCCGGCTCCAGTGTTGTCTACACCGTAGGGACCGTCGTAGCCGACAGCCGGTGTGTAGTTGGAGAAATCTCCTCCGGTAGCGATTCTTGTCGTACCGGTGATACCAGATACAACAGGAAGCTCGCCGCCAAGACCTGCTCCAGGCATGGTTGCACTCCTTCGGGGCTACCGCCCCCGTTGACGATTGGGTGAAGTGGCTCGCAGGAGTTGCTCGCGGTATCTCTTATACGTGTCCATGTCCATTGTCCTGATGTCATCAGGACTCAACTGCTCGTACGACGGCATCTGTTCCATTGGTCCTACGGGAGGGACCGACGCCATCGCCGCTCCCCTAAACGGTTGCGGTTGAGCCGCAGCCGCGATGTTGTTGAAGATCGTCTCGGAGCGAGCTTTCATCTCCTCGATGGATGCGTCAACGGCCTCGGGGGTGTCCCCCCCGATCAAGTCCCGGAGTTCCGGGAGGATGTACTCCGACTCTTGCTCGATTCGGGCGCTCCGGTAGGCGTGCGCCTCCTGGAGTGCCCGTTCACGTTCGAAGATTGCTCGATCCGTATCGTAACGGGTGCTGAGTTCCTGGATCTGGTTGTTGAACTCAGCCTCGCGCTTCTCGAAGAGTTGACGGAGGTCCATCTCCGACTCTTCCTTGGCCTGTCGCGCTGCCTCGGCCTCTTCGGCCAGACGGGTGCGCTCGGCCGCTTCGGCTTCACGGGCCTCCCGAAGCTCCTTCAGTTGGCCCTGCATCTCCTCCAGCCGGGGGTACAGCTTGTCCTTCTCCTGCTGGCGTGCCCGCTCGATGTCCTGCTCCGTGAAGCGCCCTTGGGGCTGCTGTTGGGGCTGATCCGTCACCTGGATGGGTTGTGTTACCGTCTGATCGGGTCGCTGTTGCGCCCACTGCACGGTGTTCTGGGGCTGGGCGGGCGTCACGCCGACGAGGACGCCCTGACCGTCCGAAGTGATGGTGTTGTCATTGGACATGGTGATCGTTCTTCTCCACTGAAGGTTCAACGGCGGGTTCTACGGGGAACGCGACCCTTACTACTACCACAATCTGACCTGATACAGGGGTATCTCAGTTCTCTTAGCGACGTTTCGGACGGCCATCACCGATGCCACTTCCCCGCCCAGATCGCATCCTTGATGAACTGGCGCCCGCTGCTGACCTCGTCGGTGTTGAGGCGGGCACCTTGCCTCCAGTCCCTGTGTGCAAGCTGCGGAGTCATGAAGGTCATGCTGTTCGTCACCCCGGTAGGGGCGCTCCCAGTGACCAATCCGCGCCCCTGGAGGCCACGGACCAACTTCGATGAGTGTTCCGATAGATCCCTATCGGGCATGAGCTTGGATCCCTCGGCCAGAGCCTGCTGGGCGGCGATCCCAATCGTCGTCATGGCCGCTGCGCTGTGGCCCCGGGCGAACTTCATCTCCGACGCCGTGTGGGGTACCGGCCCCTCGTCCTCGTCCCACTCGTAACCAGTCTCCGGGTCACGGTGGGAGATGTGCAGGCCACCGATCTCTTCCTCACCCTTGTAGACCCGATAGCTGGTCTTGTCGTAGTCGCTCTGCCGGTGGTACTGGTACTTGCCGCTCTGGGCCTGAGAGACGTGGTCACTTGCCGCCACGGCGTGTCTCCCTCAATTGCTGGCGCATGTGGTTGCGGCCAAGGCTGACCGTCTCAGTGTTCAGTCGCCGCCCTTCTCGCCGGTTCTCGGGGATGGTGGCGTTGTAGCTACGGAACTCGATGTCGTTGGACGCCTCCGACTCAGCCGACCCGGTGACCAGACCACGCCCCTGGAGCTTGCGGACCAACCGAGAGGAATGCTCAGAGAGGTCGGTGGACGGCTGAAGCTCCATCCCGTACGCAGACATCTCGCGCTGGGCGATACCAATCATCGTCGGAACGATGTGCCGGTGCCTCGGGTCCACGCCCATGAAGTAGACGTTGGCCGTCCTGTCGCTGTCGGGGAGGACGGTCATCGTCCCAGCCATCTTGTCGCCCTTGTAGACGTTGATACCCCTGGCGTCGTTGGTGTAGTCCCCACCCTCCATGTGATACTCGTACTTGCCAGTCTGAGCCTTGGAGACGTGGTCACTGGCGCTCACGGCGCGTCTCCTTCAACTGCTGACGCATGAACTTGCGCCCGTGGCTGACCTCCTCGGTGTTGAGCCGGTTCCCCTTACGCAGGTGTTCCGGGGTATAGACAGGACCACCGAAGCCGATGTCGTTGGACACGCCGCTCTCTCGGTTCTCGGTGACCAACCCTCGCCCCTGGAGCTTCTGTACCAACCGGGACGAGTGCTCGGAGAGGTTGGCCGAAGGGACCAGCCTGGTGCCCTCGTAGTTCTCCATGTGGTTGTGCATGACGCCGATCATCGTCGGGACGATGTGACGGTGTCCGGGAGCAACCGACATGCCGCCGACTCTCGCCACCGGTTCGTCAAGAGGCTCGTCGTTCTCGTCGTAGTCGTCGGGGTAGACCCCCATGTTCCCGACACGATGCTCACCTTTGTAAACGTTGAGATACTTGGCACCAGACCAGTCATGCTGGAGGTGATACTGGTACCGGCCGCTTTGGTCGGTGGAGAGGTGGTCGCTAGCGCTCACCGAGAATCATCGTCCTCGTAGTCCACCATCTGCGGCGGGTACTGGCCGTAAGCGAGCATCTGCATCTCCTGGGCCAGGGCCGGATCGACAGGTGGAGTAGCGGGCATTGGATTGCCCTCGGCGTCGGCCGTCATCATCGGCTGACCGTCTGGTGTCATACCAGTGGCCATGAGGTTGAAGGCGGCGATCTGGCTGCGGATGAGATCGAGAGCGCCTTGCTCCTTGGTGTCCTCGATGACCTCTTCGAAGATCTCCCTGATCTTCTGGTCCGGGAACTGCTGGCCAAGGTCGCGCAAAGCTCCACGGCGCGACTCCAGGCTCATAGCCATCTTTGCCTGGATCTCGTTGATCTTGATGAGCGTGTCCATCGGCATCGGGCTAGGCCAGTCCACCGAGGAGCGGTATGACACCGGGTCGGCCGGGTCAAGCTGGGGGAACTGGTCGGGCTTCAGGATCGTGGCCGACAGACGTGGGTTGTAGACGGTCAGGTCAGGGGCGAACAGGAACGCATGCTTCATCACCAACTCGTTGATGCGCTGAAACATGGGTATGTACTGGATCTTCTTGCGCTCATGCTTCAGCATCAGGGGCTGGTACTGCATGGAGAGGGCCACACCCGATGTGTTGCTGATCGGCTGCATCGTGCCCAGAGCAGCGGCAGGCACGCCCATGAACTCATGCATCGACTGCTTCAGAAGCTCCATGTAGCCGAGGGGACCGGTGAAGTTGGTCTGCAACTCCAGGTTCTGGACCTTGGCGTCTTTGTTGCCAATCGCCCATACCTTGCGGGCGCCCTTCTCCAGGTTGCTGGCCTTGGCACCAGTGATCACCGTCACCGGAGCGACGTGGTAGTTGATGATGTCGCTGATCTCCGTGGCCTTCTCGTTGTATTCCCTGTTCAACGAGATGATGTCGTTCGCATCACCTAACCCCCACGGTGAGGAGGCCACGGAGAAGTTGGGGGCGAAGGCGATTGGTATCTCACCAATCGGGTTGGGCCGCTGGTCGATGAGTTCATCGTTGATGTACTCCTCGATGGTGTCTTCGGTCATCAGTTCCACGTACGTCATGACCTGGCGGCTGCCGTCCTGCGCCGTGCCCCAGAACTTGTACTTCAGCTTGAAGCGGATCATCCGAGTGCGGTCGTGCGGATGCCACTCGGGGAAGCAGAAGGCCGGATTCAGAGGGAGTATCCGAATCCGACCTTCATGCGGCAGTCCCGCCGTGTCCATGTACGGCTGCTCGTAGGCGACCTTCACGAACACATCACCAGAGACACTGCCAAGTTGGCCGATCTCCATAAGGATGGCCTGCTTGTGGTTGTGGACCTCCCACACCTCCTTCAGGGTGTAGGGCACAATGGCTCCGGTGGCCTCGGGACTGTGGAAGTTGACGCCCTTGCCAAAGGAAAAGTTGACGACGAAGTCTATGAACGCCCGGACCCAGTTGAAGGTCAGTTGAGGCTCACCGATCTCCCTGCGATAGGCCCAGTGGTGACCGAGATACCAGGCCCAGTTGTTGGCGTAGCGGTTGAGGCGAGGCCCGTGTACCTCGAACTCCTCGTCAGCGAGTTCAACCAGGCCCAGAGGGCTGATGGCGATAGTCAGGTCAGACGCTGCCGCCCGATAGGAACCTGGATGGAAGGCGACGGTCATGTGATCGGTGGTCCTGACGAGTCAAGGACGGGCGTACCCGCCTGGGTGAGGGTGCGTCCGTTGCCGCTGTCGTCGGTGGTCTGCGGCCCGGCGTTGAACTTGTAGTTGGCCCACAGGTTGGCGGTCTTCACCGGAGCGTAAGTGGCGGCCTCTGCCTGGATCTCCGCTTCGGTGAGGGCGACCGTCCATATCTTGACTGCGGCGAGCGACCCGTTCAGGAAGTCGCTGGTGCCGAATCCGTCGCCACCGAGGTACATCGTGTTGGCATCAGCGGGTCCGCTGACCGCCTGGTTGGCATTGGTGACCGCCGTCGTCCACGATCCCCCGGCGATCTTCCAGCCGAAGATGTCGGTGCCTGGTCCAGCGCTGGTGTCGTTGACACAACCAACGAAGAACCATGTGCCGACCGCCATCGACACACCTGATGAGACGTTGCCGCCGCCTGACGTGTCACGTCGCAGCGTCGTGCCATCGGCCAAGGTGGAGATCATGTAGTAGTTGCTAGCCGCGTTGTCCTGGCAGAAGAAACATGAGAGGGCGTTGCGGTCGACGGCGATCTTGGCCCAGAACGTGATCGTGAAGGAGGCGCCCAACCCACTGGCCGAGCGGGAATACTTCATTGTGCCTGCGTTGAAGCGCACCGCCGAAGGCGTCGCCCCGGCGTGGTATGTGTCGGTGACCGCCACTGTGGAGACGATGGTGACACCGCGGCCCGTCTCGTTGTAGTTCGTCCCACTAGCAACACCGGCCGTGAAGTTGACGGTGTTGGAGATCTTCTCGCCCGACTGCTTGACCACGCCGATGGGGATGGTCCCGTCAGCACCGCTGTCGGGCATCGGACTGAAACGAGCCACCGTCAACTGGGTGGCCGAGACGTAGGTCGTCGCCTGCGGGCTGTAGTTGGCGTAGACCACCGACCCGTTGACGAAACCGGTGCCGTTGACCGTCAACGTCTGAAGGCCCGAGGTCCGCAGGGCCGACGTCGGGGACAGGGTGGTGACGGTGCAGGTTGCGGTGACCCCGGTGTTGACAGCGGGGTCCGTCGACCTGCCCGAGCGCCAACCACCTCCGACGTACGACATTACGGTCGCCCCCCTTGCTGCTGCTGCAACTGGGTGGCGTACTGCTCTTCGGTGTTGAACCGTTCCGACATCCCATGCTTGAAGTGGGCGATGCGAGGGATGATGCGGCCCATCATCTGGAAGGAGGGTTCCGGGCCGTGGTCACAGGTGGCGCACGCATGCACGTCACTGCGCTTGGTCGGCGGGTGGCCCATCTCGAAGGCGAACGCCGACTGGTATCTCTTCTTCTCCAGCCGCTCGCCCTCGGTCAACGCCGGGTCCGGGTAATCATGCTCGGCAGGCATCAGCGCTGCCTCCGGTAGGGCGACTTCGCCCGCGTGTAGCTGCGGTAGGCGTTCTTCATTGGAGAGCGGATGTACAGCGACGGGAACTGCTGGTTGCTGATGGGGCCGAAGGGGTCTGACGGTGCGCCGGTCTTGTGCAGCCCAGCGTTGACCTGGACGTGATGGCGCGAAGGTGAACGGCGTGGCCGTGTCTCACCTCGGTAGCCATCCGCCATGTCACTTGTCCTGGTATCCCCGGCGCCCTCGGCGCACGCGCTGCTCGCCGCCACCTTGGGGCGGCGTGTAGGTGATCAATGGCCCTCCCGGCTTGCGCTCATGAAGCGGCTTCTGCCAGTAGGGAAAGTTGGGGTCGAAGCGGGGCGTCGGTGACGGCTCCCTCACAGGGCGAAGACCACGGCCCACGTTCTGGCCGACGTACTCGGTCATGTCGGGCGGGCCTCGGTAGTCGAAGCGCTCCCCGGCGTTGTACTGGTCGAGAGTGAGCGACTGGAAGCGCTTCTGCCACTGAGTGCGGTCAACCTGACGGGACTCTTCCGTCTCCCGGCGTGGAGGAGCGTTGGCGGCGTGGATCTCCTCGTCGCTCGGCTCGGGGGTGGTGGTGAGACGGCCCATGTTGATACCTCTCTATCGACCCGGGCCGTAACCAGTGCCGATCCGGTTGCTGTCCGTCACCTGTCCAGCAGACAACGCCCCGTACGTAGGGGTGGCCGCAGCTTGTATGGCCTGTCTTGGAGTGTCCCCGACACCGCTGGCCGCAGTACCGGCTGGCGGGGAGGCCATACCTGCCCGGGGTGACATTGGCGCCGTGTTCAGGGGGGAGAAGCTCGACCGGGCCGGGTTGGCTCCCTGGTCCATGCCGTAGCGACCTCCGATTCCTCTGGCCATCACTTACCTGCTCTCGTCTTGGCTGCCTTCTTGGCCATCTGCGAACGACGCTTCGGTCCCTGTGCCGAGGCGTTGGAGATCTTCGCAGCCTTCTCCTTGGAGTAGCCCTCATCTTTCAACGCCTCGTACTCGTCAGGCTTCTTGATCGACGGGCCTGGTGACTTACCTCCAGGCATCAGAGGCCAGCTTCCAGCATGCGCCGTTCCAGCGACCCCAGGCGGGGATCAATGGTCCCGGCCTGCAACCCCGGCCCAGTGACCCGGCTCTGCTGGACCCGGGCATCGTGATCCTCCCGGCTGACCTTGCGCCCCGGGTGGAACGCCAGGTCGGGGTGGTCGGTTTCGTGTCCGCTAGCCATGAAACCTCCTCTCATTGTGATACCATGGGGGCATGGAGTTGAGACTGACGAGCGAAGGCAGCGAAGTGGTGGTCGAGAACATCCGGGCGTTCCTCACCCTCGATGCTTCTGACGAGACGCAGTACGCCGAGAGCCTGAATCGTCTCCTGGCGGTGCAGTTCATGTTCGAAGACATCCTGCGACAGGCAGACACCAACGCCGAACCCCTCACCTCGATGGCTTTGAAGCTTCGCACGACCAACCCCTACTACACGTCGATCTTGCCGAACGACGGCCTCAGGCCGTAGTTCTCGGGCAGGAACTGCCTGCCCATGTGCGACTGACGGGTGTTCTCCAGCTTGGTGTTGGACGCCTTGCGCGCCTTGCGGGCGTCGGGGTTCTCGATCACCTTGCGCTGCTGGTGGGCGTACCAGATACCGCCCAGGAACGCTGACGGCTCGATATGCGTGCCAGTCTGGCGCATGATCTGCTGACGGGCCGCTTCCGATGCCCCCTGGAAGTGAGCCACCCGGCCCTTACCCGACAGCCCTCGACTCGTCGCGTAAGGGATGTCGGTGCGGTTGACCCCGGCGTCGTGATAGTGCGTGTCGACCGTGGCGTGGGGGTAGCTGGGATCAGCGATGGTGCGCCCGAAGTCCCCGAGCTTCAGGTCGCCCAAGGTGTCCAATGGCTCGCCCTCGTAGTTGCCCGAACGGATCGACCAAGCGTTCATGAACTCCCGGCTGCCGATAAAGCCGAGTGGAGTACCGGCCAACCCCGACTTCCCCCGATGATGCTTGGCCTCGGCCTTGGCCGACTCCGCTTCGGCGTGCCAGTGGCTCGCCTCTGACGTGTCGCCACGCTTGCGCGCAGCGGTGCGCCGAGATGCCGCCGAAGCGCCCCGACTGGCTGCATCAGCAGCCTTCGTCATGTGCTGCACTTGCTTGTCGCTGATGTCGCCGTGGACCAACTGGAGTCCCTGGATCCGGTTCATCTCAGCCTCGTTGGCCGGGGAAAGATGGGCCAGCAGGGCGGCGCCCGCTTCGTGTGTCTGGCCGATGGCCTCACCGATGTGTTGGGCGTCCTCGTTCCATGAGGGGAAGAACGCCTCCCCGTGCTCTCGGTGTATGTCGGGCGCGTTGGCGTAGGCCCGGACGTAGTTGCCGGTGATCAACTGCTTCTGCTTGGGCGTCCACAAACCGCCCGGTGCCTCGCCTGTGACGGGCTTGAAGTCCCTGGAGGTGGTCTTCACGTCTGGCGGCTCCTCGGCTTGCGCCAGCCCTTGCTGATGGCATTCTTGCGCGCCGTGTCCAGCACCTCGGGCTTGCGGAGGTACTTGGGCTGGAGAGCCATCGGCAACTGCCCCTTGCGGAGGTACTGCTCGTTGACGGCGTCGAGGGCATCCGGCGTGGTGTTGATCATCTCGAAACCCGTGTTTGACCGGATCGTCGGCTTGATGAGGTAGTTGCCCAAGTTCGACGGTGGCCGTCCGGGGGGCGCCTCACCGGTTGGAAGCGTCGTAGTCGTCGGTGCGGGAACGTTGAACGTCGGTGAGGTCACCCCCACGGGCTTGCTCTTAGCCGACACCTGCTTGGGCGGCTCCGTCATCCCCGGTGGCAACTTCAGCCGCTGGGGGCGAGTGCCGAAGCCGACCGTGAGATACGGCACGGCCTTCGGCTTCTTGGGCACGACTGCTCAGTCTTGAACCATGGCGGGGTTGATGCGGTACAGACGCGTCTCGGAGCCGAGTTCCATCTCGAACTCCGGGCCGTTCTGGCCGACACTGGCCCCGATGACGAAGTCGGAGAGCATCGTGGGAGCTTCGATCCAGGTGGACGAGCCGACGTGGGCACGCTCGCGCATCGTCTCTTCGGGGGACTTGACGCAGAGGAACGGACGGCCGCGCCCGTCGCCCTGAGTGTCGCCGTACGCACCGAGGCCGAAGTCGTTGGGAACATCGGTATCGGTCGCCACGCCCTCTTCGAAGCGGAGCGGTCCACGCCGAGTGTTGTTGATGGCGAAGCCGTGCTCATACTGGACTTCCGGGTCCGGGTAACCCATGGGCACCTCCTTACAGGGGTATCGAGCCGATGCTAACCCATCTATCAGCGCCGACGCAGCTATCAGAACCTGACGCGGCCGAGACTCCCCCTACGTATGTCGCTTCGTAGGTAGCGAACGAAAGCATTCGTCGCGGTGACATCCGTCACTCACCGGTAGAACGGGCTGTCGATCTGCTCCACGGTCGGCACCGTCTCCATCATCGTGCAGGCACAAGCCAGCGCCGCCGAGTCGACGTAGTCCTCATGGGCCTCCCGCTCGTTGGGCGCCTGGATCAGGAGATACTGCCCCTGCATCACCTTCTCGGCGTCGACCATCTGCTGGCGGAAGCGGCGCCATACACGGGTACGGCGGGCCTTGGAGTGACCTGGGTAGACGAGCATCTGCCGCTGGATGAGTTGGATCAGGTGCTTCCAGCGCTCGCTCTGGTTCTTGGAGTCCGACGAGTAGGGGATCACCTCGCAGCGGCTGCCCATCAGACGGGCCATCCGGCTGGCCACCGCCGACCCCATGCCCTGGGCGTCGACCCCGCAGAAGGCGATGTCATAGGGGTCGAGGAAGTCCATCATCTGGAAGTACTGCTCCTCCCAGTCGGTGTTGTGGATCTCCAGCCAGTTGAGGATCCGGTGCTCTCGGTAGCCAGCGGCGTCGGGGAAATCCCAATCAACCCACATGACCGTAACGACAGTTGAATCCTTGACACGGGCAGGGTCGATTCCCACCACACACGGTGAACGGTGCCACCCTCGGACGAGTTGCATCGAAGGGTCAGCAAGGTAATCAAGGTCGTCCTCCGTGACGAGCATGCCCCGTTCGAGCATCCATTTGAGCCGGTAGCTCATCTGGTACTCGTCGGAGTCCTCACCGAGCCGGATCTTCTCCTTGTCGATGAACTTCTTGTAGTTGGGGTTGTACTTGCAGACGGTGCGCTCATCGAACTCGAAGTGGTTCGGACGGGCACGACGGCTGGTGAAGCGGCGCTTGTTGAGGTTGATCGCCTTGTAGAAGTCGCCCTTGTGATACCCGGGGGTGCCGATCTTGACGATGGTCCCGGCGTAGAAGGCGAGCATTGGGTGGATGCTCTTGCGGATCACCGTCTCGTCGGCGTCCTGGCACTCATCGATGATGATGATGTGATACGACGCACCTTCGATCTTGGCTCGGGGGTTGGCAGTCTGGCGACGGCAGTAGGAGCCTGAGGCCAGACGTACGACCTTGGACTTACCCTCCACCCGGTCATCGATCTCGGGGTCGTAGAGCACGGCCTCTGCGATCTCGCTGGTGAGGCGGCTGACGATGCGGCTGAAGACCAGGTCGGCCTGGTCGTCCACCGGGGCGAAGATGCCGACCCACACGCCTCGCTTGAACTTCTCCAGAATGGGATAGCTCTTGGCCAACTTGGGGAACAGCACCATGCAGCCCGCCAGAGTGGTAGCCACCGTCTCTGACTTTCCGCTCTGGCGGGCCAGCAGACCGGTGATCTCCTCGGCGTCGCCCAGGATCAGGGACTCGATGATGCGGTATGACAATTGCCGCTGGTAGGGGAACATCTGGAACCCGGCCAGTTCCTCGCAGAAGATGATCGTGCGTTCGAT